GGCCCTGCAGCAAATCACGATCAATGATGGGGATTTTACTCTCCTCGCACCCTTTCCAGGCATCTACATCCCCGAAGAGGGCCGGCACTTCCCGCCGGGGTCGCTGCAGCTGATCGTTGATGAGCACGACCGGCAGATCATCGACGACACTACCACCCTGCCGATTCCTGAGCGGGTGGCCACCACACCCTGCAGCGGCTGGTGCCGCAAGCAGCACATCTATTTTGATTTCGGCATGACTGAGCTGGCGGTGATTTTTTTCAATAGCTACGGCTGGCCCATCGCTTGCCGTGAAAATGTCCTCAGCAACGACCTTCGCACTGGTGTTTGCTGGTGGCGCTTTGATTACAGCCGGCCCGATCCGGCGGTGGTGGTGGTTCAACCATGAGCACCAACCCCGACCACATCAACCAGCTGGCCGCGATCATCCGAGAGGTTCAAGGAACGCGCCGGATGGGAGCCGCTGCGCTGGCTGAGGCGATCCTGAGCCACCCCGGCAGCCTGTGGCAGCCGCCCGCCGCCCTGGCCCAGCCGGAGGTGCGGGAGGTGGGAGACCTGATTCGGTGTCTACAGATTCGCGCCGTTTCATTAGGCGCGGAGGGTGCGAACCTGCTCCAACGAGGTGATGCGTTCTACTTCGACCGCGCCGCCACCCTGCTCCAGCAGCTTTCCGCGCCCGCCCCGGTGGTGGTGCCGGTGGCGAAGAGTGAGCGGCTGCCGGACTCGCGCCCCGAGTCAGAGGGGGGGGATTGCGATGCGGAGGGGAGGTGTTGGGTCTTCACGCCACGGTCGGCCACACCAAACCCGAATTGGACATTGCTCTGGATAGGTCACATGCAGCCTTACCACTCCCACTGGCGCCCCGCCAGCGCCATTCCAGCACCAAGTAATTATATCCGCGACCAGAAATTTATCAGACCCGACAGTTGCTCGTTACCCCAGGCCGGGGAGGTGATGGCCCCCGATGACGTGCCGCCTGTTGAGCAGAAAATCACCGGCAACGGCAGTGGCGCATCGCTGCCGCCATTCAGCAATCAGCCACGTGTATGGGAGCCACGGGAAGCAGGCCCACAATGAAGCCAGGTTCATCCTCGCTTCGCAATGCCGCCAACCAGCTCCAAGCCCGCCGCGGCCGCTCCTGAAGGCAAAGCGATCGAGGCACCGCAGAAGCCCGTGATCTTTACCTTCCAGGCCGTGCAGGAGACCTGGCTGAAGAAGAGCACGGCCGCCGCGGCCGATCTGCCTGAGGATCAGAAGGTCATGGTGCCTGCGGGGCACCAGATGCCAGTGATTGCCAGCACAGAGCTGCCCGGGCAGGCGCATGAGCTGGTGGAGCTGGGCCATGGTGCTGGCCAGTGGCATGCGTTCTCCCCCCACTTCCGGCGGTTGCAGGCCAAGGCGCCGGCGGCGGCCCCTCCAGCAGCGCTGCTCCTGCAGCCGGGGATGATCGACTGGGGAAACTTCGACGCCCTGGTGACGCCGAACCTGACGGTGGGGGAGGTGCTGCAGTTTGACGGGCGGCGGCGACCGTCGGCCCAGAGCTCGGTGATCCCCCGGATCCTGGGCACGGCGGCAGAGTTCCAATCGATCCGGCAGGCCTGGGGCCGCCCGTTGGGGATGACCAGCTTCTACCGGCCGGAGCCGATCAACCGCGAGGTGGGAGGCGTGCCCAACAGCTTCCACGTGACCGGGATGGCGATCGACATCTACCCGATCGGCCTGCCCCTGCAGGCCCTTTACCAGTGGTTGAAGGTGCGCTGGACCGGTGGCTTTGGTGACGGCCGAGATCGTGGCTTCATCCACCTGGATCGCCGCAATGGCGGACGCTTCGTGCCGGGTGCCGGTGCCCGGCCCGCTGCGGTCTGGACCTACTGATCAGGCTTTGGCTGGGCTCACCACACGGGCTCTGGAGGCCTGCAGCGCGCCGATCACAGCGGCCAGGCTGCCGTTGGCCTTGTTTCCGCCCGTGTCGCCGTCGTACCAGCCCTTGCCCTGGCTGTTGGGCAGACTGGCCCACTCGAAAGCCAGATCGTCGATCGCGGCGTCCTGGTTGGTCCCCTGGAGGAGAAACCGGGCCAACATGGGTCGCTTGCCCCGCAGCAGAATGGCGGTGGTCAGCCGATCCTGGTTCACGGCACTGAACAGATCCGCATCTGAAAGACCGGCCAGCGCTTGCTGCTCGAGCAGGGTGGAAGGGATCAGCTGGGGGGCCCCGACGGCAAACAGCTCCCCGTTCCGCTGCAGGGTCTTGATCTGAGCAATGGTGAGGTTCTGGAGGCCGCCGGGCCAGGGCCTGCCAAGGCTGTCGCCGGCGCCGCCACGGTTGTAGGCCTCGTAGGGGCTGGCAAAGCCGCCGGCTTCGTGGCGGTAGATCAGATCAAGCAGGGGCCGGCAGGCCGTGATCTCCCTCTCCCATGGGTTCTGGTTTGCTGGCCTGGTGGCCGTTTGGAGCCAGGTGCTCTTGCGGATCTCGCCCCCATCGCCGAGCCGTTGAAGCTGCTCTGGCGTGAGCATCGCTTCAACAGCTCGCCAGAAGGCTTCATGGCCAGGATGGCCCGCCACCGTGTGGATGGCGTAATGCATGAGGGAGAGAGTCATTCGTCTGCTGTGGTGGTGGGTTGCTGGTGCTCAGCGGCAATGGATGGATCAAACAGCAGCTGCAGAACACGCAGCTCCATGTCGCTTGCATCCCGGTGGACAACACGCTGCACCGAGGTGAAAAACACCATGTCGGTGGCTCGGGTGCCGCGCTGCATCGAGGGGATGATCTGCTCGTCGATCAGCGCAAACACCTGCGGCAGTAGCCGGCACAGATCACGGCCTAGGGCGTGCAGCAGCAGGCTGAGCAGCCGGCGCAGAAGCCAGGGGATCAATGGCTTAAGCAGCATTCCGATCAATGGTTTAGAGGATGGGGTTGGTGGCGGTGATGGCCTGGGTGGGATTTGAGTCCTTCTCCTTACGGCGCAATGCCGGGTTGTAGGTGTTGTAGCCCTCCACAAACCCGGATTTTTCCGCCATCCTTTTGAAAAACGGCACGCCGGCCACGCTGCCGCCGATCACCCAGCAAGTGGGCCAGCCACCAGGAAGCGTTGGGGACAGCTCACAGCGCACGGTAAAGGCCAAGCCCGCCAAGGCCAGCCAGACAGCGGTGGGGATGATGAAGACCTTGCTCATTGCCCTTTCCCCTCGCTCAACTGTTGCTGAATAGCCTGAAGCCGAAGGTCTGACTGTGAAACCATATTTCTTACCTCTTTAATTTCGTTTTCATTGCGTTCAAAGCGCGTGAATACAACATCGCGATGCTCTCTCATGTCATTGCGAATACCTTCAACCCCACCTACAAGGTGTTCCATGCCTGCGGCCAGCGTTGCGATGGCTGTAGAACTTGTCTTGTCAAGCTCTGCGAACTTATCGCGCAATTTGGTGCCTTCGGTTGCAAGGTTCTTGTCGCTGTCATCCGCCTTTTTGGCGCGATCGGCAACCATCGCGCCTATCCATTGCAGGATGGCGCCCCCAACGAGGAGTGCTACTTGCTCTAGGGAGAACACGGATCCTCTGGTTCTGGGTATCCAAAGGCTAGGCCCGTGCGCCTTAGTCGCGGCAGGTAACAGCGGGCTACAGCAGGCTACAGTGTAAACACCCCGTCCAGCCCAGCGGTTACAAGGATTGCCTGAATACTGGATAGCTCGGAGCAGGCGTGGCATCGTCTACTTGGTTTAACCAGGCCCAGTCAGGGAGGCGATAGTAGCGGCCACAATCACTCCCCCGGTGGAACGACAACGCTCATTTCAATCTGCATGATAATACTTGGTGAGCGAGAATGAGGGGCGTAGGGGTCGGTGCCAGAGGCTAGAAGCCGCTTAAGCAGGGTGGAGTGTTTGCGCACACGCTCGGGAGCGGTGCAGACGTAATCGGGGTCAGATGGTAGTGGCATGATTAGGAGACTAAGTTTCGGCGGATGGTAGTGCCATATTCGGGACTGATGCCCTTGACCCAGTTTACGAGGCCAAGGTTTAAGTCAAGCGTTGTCGAGCCATTATCCCTTGCCGTAATAACTCTAGTTGCAAGAGTTTTTACGGCAGGATTAGCCTCCCCAAAGCTGGCTGATCCTTGAACAAAAGGAGGACTTGAAGCGCCAATAGGGTTATCTACAATGCCTGCTTTTACAAAAGGCGAGCCAGCCCACCAGCCATCGCCTGGCGTAACCTCGCAGCTTCCTTCTGTCTCACCAAACGAATTGCCAACCAGGACTCCCCGTGTTTTAACAGCATTAAAGCCATTGGATCCAAATCGGCCAAGGAACCCTTGGAATACTGGCCTAGCAGTGTTTTGGCTGTAGAATTGGATCCATGCGTAGTCAAAGGATATTCCGTATTTTGCATGAATAAACTGATCAAGGAAAGGTCCACTGTCGTTGTCAATGCTCGGGGTTGTTGCGGGATACGCTAACCCTGCGGCTGGAGTGAAGGTATTGGGAGCTGTTGCCGTTGAGCTGTTTGTAAGAAGGTGAATATGGTTAGGTAGCAGCTTACCAGTGAGATCCGCGTACCAATCATTATCGAAACCACCTACTGTACCAGCATCCGCCCTCCGCACAACGGTAACCTGACTATCGCTGAGATTATTAGCGCCTAATGCTTTAATGTTTATTTTATTGATTGACATCGTACTGATAAAAGTATGGTGAAACTGCTTAAACGTCCATGGAGCAATTTTGGTAGTAGCTCCATAGTGAAAGTCGCCGGAAAGTTCAAGGGGATTTGTGCAGCCAATGCCTTGACTTGTTATTGTCGTGTTACCCCTTAGGTAGATGTTTTTAATAAAAAGCGGAGCCTCGGTCATCACGTTGATGTATGCGTGGCGGGGGGCGTTCAGGCTTTCTTTGTGCGAAGGCAGTCCTGGGCCAAAAATGCAATCCGATAGCACTATTGAATCGGATAGTCTTGATCGAAATTCTAATACACTTTCATATACCAATACTGCAAAAAAGCCAGTGTAATTTGTTGCCGTCCTTATACTACTAAGAAGATTGTCAACATTTGAAGAAACATCACTTGAATAGTTTAGCCCACTGATCTGGGCTGCCGATGAAAGCCCTGGCTCACTTGAAATCACAAATGATGCCGCTCTTTGGCTTGGATTTCCTGAGACATATTTAATCGTTTCGGCTAGGCCAAGAAACGCAAACCCGCCAACAAACTTGACTGATCTCTCCAAGTACATTGTAGTCGGATAAAGTAAAATGTGCAAGTTGGTCGCCCCTGCGGTTGCCCCGGATTCACCCCCTGGCCGAACAAGAAGGCGCCAACTTATAATTTGAGGTATTAGTGCCGCGTTGTCGTAACCCGTGCCGTCGTAGTAGTTATTAGGAGTAGTTGCAGTTCCAAGGTTGTTACTTGGGAACGGCATTGCCGTAAATGTACTATTCCAAGATTCAAGTCTTACGTTACATTTCCAGTAAGAAGATGAATAATAGTAGCCAGGGGCAGTCCGGATAACCGCAGTCTGGTCACTGCCTGCCAGCACATAGTTAGCGTACTCTGCTGCTCGTCCAAGACTTGGAACTGCGTCTGCAGGTGTAACTGGTGGTCGCGCTTTCAGGCTATTCAGGTCACGATCTGGAGCGGTGCTATTTACATAGATGTAGATTTCCCCTGTTAATGCACTAACAAGCTGATTCGCATTTTTCCAAGCATTTAACCCCGGCAGCGTTACCGCACCAGGTTCTCCGTTGATAGAGGCATCCGCGGTGGCGACTGAAGCCGCCGATCCGGTTTTGATCAGCTCAGCCAACGGCGCCAGCTTGACCGGCCCCAACCTGGTGGTCTGGCTGACTTGGCTATCGTTAAATACGATCGGACCCGATAGATTGGTTGAGCCAGAGACCGTGAGATCGCCAACGCTCAGGGTCGGATAGCTAGTGCCCTGACTTGTATTGATGTCTCCAGCGCCAATGTCTTCAACGCTCAGGGTCTGTCCGGTGGTGGTGTCCTCTAGTCCACGCGGTGACACCAATAGGCCATCCTCCTGGGATCCCTGCGGGATGACCCGGCCGCCGCCCTGGCTGGTGAAGTAGTAGGAGAAGCGGTTCTGAGCGCTCATATCCTGCGCAGCGGCGAGCACGGCCTTGCTGTAGTTTCCGGCGCCGGAGCCAAACCAGCGATGGCCGCCCATCCACAGGGTCGATGGTCGGCGGAACTCCACCGGCCAGTTCACCGCTGCATTGGCCGCGCCGCCGGTCGGGGAGGTGCTGCTCAGTGCCAGGGTAGTGACTGGGTTGGACGTGAGCGCTGGGTTGCGGCTTCTCGATGCCTCAGCGCGAGGCACCAGGGCGGCATGGGCATCGCTGGCGCCGTAGCCCAGGGCGCTCAGCAGCAGGAAGGCCCCGAGGTAGTCGGTGCCGGTTCGGTACTGGTTGGTGACTGACCCCGCAGCGGTCCAGACCGTTGACCAGACGATCCCGCAGGTAGTGGTCGCCTCGGCGCCATCGGTGTCAGTGTCGAAAATCAGGATTGGCCCTTCGTTCTTGAGGTTATCCTCAGGAGCGAAAGTGCTCTCCATGTGGACATAGGTTTCCTGCCACAGCGTGGGGTCAGGAACACTATTGGTTGTCGTTAATTCCTTGCTGTTGGTGTAGTGCTTGTTTGCGTGAAGCACCACAGTCCCCGCCCGGTAGGTGGTGCCGTTGGCATACGTGATGGGGGTGCCGCCGCGCCGCAACGTTACCTCAGCAGTTTTGATGACTCCGGCGCCAGGGGTGTCGCCCACGCCGGTTGCCGTAACCAGCAGCAGCTCACTGGAGGCGCTGAGGGTGCGGGCAATGGCCGACGAGGTGGCGTCTACCTGCAGCACCGCGCTGGCCGATGGGATCCGGGCCGAGGTGGTGTTGGACAGCTTGATCGAAAGCCGCCGCTCCGCCGGAGTGCGAATGTCTACCAGCCGCCGCACATAGACGCGAGCGCCGATGGCCAGGGAAACGCCATTGCCGCCCACACCCACTGCTCCGCCGCTGGGGTCGGTGATCGCTGCAGAGATGTTGATCTGCGCCGGGGTGACGCTTGACCAGGCGCTGCTGGTCAGCGGCGCACGCCAGTCAGTGCCCTGCGGGTTCTCGACCCAGAGGTAGGAGCCGGATGGGAGGGAGTATCCGCTCCGGCCCAGCATGTCGGGCACCGTGGAGCTGGAGCCATAGGCTGCCAGCCCAGTGCTTAGGGTGACGCTGCTGGATGTGAAGGCGGCAACCGTCCCCAGGTAGAACCGCTGGATATTGCCCGTTTTGAACTCAGGACTTAGCGGCACCTTGATGGCGCTGATCTGCCAATTCCTGTCATTGGGAAACGCAGCATCACGGTAACCCTTGGCCAGGCCAGCGCAACCACCAAAGCTGCTGTTGCCGCCATTGCTATCAATCTCGCCGCCAGTGTCAACAAAGCTCTGAGCACCTTCGCCAATGTCAAAGATGCTGACTTTCTGGACAAAGCCTTTGTTGATCGCGCCGATCCCAACGCTTCGTCGCGCTGGGTTCATGCGGATGTTGTCAGGTGCCTGGCTGATGTAGTCCTGGTAGTTTGAGACTGCAACCCAGTTACCACCAGAATACTTTTGCCAGCAGCGCATATCGCCCTGCTCGGAGATGGATTTCTGTAGGCTGACACCCGTGAAGTTGGCGCATACAAAACTCCTGAAACCGAGCACCTTGGACCCGTCGTTCCACAGGCGCCCAAGGCCGTAATTGGAGCGTATTGAGCACTGGAAGATGTAGAAGCTGGCTGAGGCCGTGCTGTCCCATGCCTCGGTCGGCGTGCCGCTGATCGGAGCGGCAATGGTGTACTCGGTGCCACGGGCCGCCAGCAGGGCCTGGCTCAGGTTGCCGCCGGATCCGCAGGCGGTGAAGACGTTGGCGTAGAAGGTGTCCAACTCAGCCTTGGTGGCGTGGCCAAACATGGCCAACAGGTGGTGCGACGATGCCAGTCCAAGTTTGTCCATGGCCGTGAGGCCATAGGCGTACCCTCCGCCGGTTGTCTTGAATATCTGGCGCCGCAACGCATAGGTGGCCACCCCGTTTAAGTAGGTGGGGGCCTCGTCAACGTCACCATTCGGCACCCAGTTGGGTCGCACGATGGTATGGCGAAGATCGCCAAACTCCGAAACGATGGAGGAGCCACGCGGGAGCATCACGCCGCCCTCGGTGGGATTGAAGCCGATCAGTTGCGCAGCGGTGGGCTCAAACCCATCAGTCCAAGTGCTGACAGCAGAGCCATCGGCGGCTGGGTTGTTATAGACGATGTGCAGGCCAGGGGCCAGCACGATGCACACGCAATCAACGTGCGCCAAGGGATCATTGATGTACCAGTTTTTGCTGGTGATGATCGCCGCTTCAATGATGGCGCGGTTGATCGTCTTGAATGGCGCGTGCCTGGTGTAGCCACAGGTGAGCCGCTGATCCTCCAGTCGTTTGAGCTTTTGCGCGACGACCTGTTCCGTGGTGCTGCCGCTGGCAGCTTCCTTAGTGTTGTACGAACCAGCGGCAAATGTATCTCTACCAATGTATGGGTTGACGTAGAGAACAAAAGGCGCCGTCAACGGATCCGTAGATTCACTGCTGCCGAAAGCAATGTTGGCGTCCCCGATCAGTTGACGGAGGGCATCCGCCATCGCAGCCAGCTGGGGCTTGGCGCGAGCCTGCCCGCCGGGACCGAAGGCGTTGAGGATGCCGGCGGCGTCATTCGCAAGACTGATCCGGGTCATGTACTGCTGCTGCTGCCGTCAGGCTAGGGCTGGCTCATTGCTGCCAATGGATGTTGCCGATCAGCGATGACAAAGCGGACGTCGCCGATCGAAGCGAACTGGCCACGGATCTTTTTGGTTTCGCCGGCCTGGGTGGAGAGGCGCACGTTGGTCAGGAGGATGTCCAGCTCATAGAAGAGGCATTCCTCACGGATGAATCCGTGGCCGTTGGAATGGCCCCTGGGCCCGTCGGCCACCAGCAGGCGGATGGTGCCGGTGCCCCCTTTTTTGGTGAGCGTGTCGAGGCGGAGCATGGCGGAGCTGGGGCTGACGCCAGGGGCATAGATGTTGCTGAGCTCTCCGGAGAAGCTCCCGGCTCCCCGCACCTGGCCGGCGAGGACCGCCCCGAAGGCCTCGCCGATCGCCCCCTGGTCGAGGGCGGTGGTGTCGGTCTCCACCTGCCAGCTGGAGAGATCCGCCTGCCGCTTCCAGCCCCTCTCATCCGCCGCGGCCCCCGCGTCCCGGATCACCGGCGGCAGGGCCGGCACGATGTCTTCCAGCCCCGCCTCAGCCTCCTCAGGGCGGGGGATGGTGAGGGCCAGGGCCAGCAGGGCCTCGGCATAGCCGGCGCGATCGCTGGCCACGCTGAGGATGAGCCGATCGAATCCCACCAGGCGAAGGGGCAGGCGGCTGAGCTCGCCGCCGTTCACCGCACCCACCTCGAGGCTGTAGAAGGTGGCGCGCTCCAGGGCATCCTGGTGGATGTAGACCGTGGCCTGCTGGCTCAGGCCGACGGTGCCGGGGTGCTCCCAGAAGGTGGCGTTGTCGTCCGGGCCCCAAAAGGGCGAATCGGCGCCGACGCGGTGGAGGGTGGCCGGCCCACTGCTGGCGGCATCCCCCCAGAAGGAGTGGCCGTCAGGGCAGTTGGCGTAACCGGTGCCGAGCACATCGAACGGCACCCCCAAGGGAGCGGTGAGCAGCACCTGATCGCCGTTGAGAAAGTAGGGCTCCTCTAACCGCAGCCGCACCACGCTGCCGGGGGCATCGAGTAGGTCATCGGTGAGCACCACCGGCCGCGGCCAGCTGCGGCTGAGGGTGAGGGTGCCGATCTCGCCGTCGATCGCCATGGCTCAGAACCGGCCGCTCATATCGCCGTTGACGGTGAGGGAGAGGGAGCAGGAGATCAGCTCCCGCACCCGCACCGGGGTGCCCAGGGAGGCGGAGAGTACGTCCATGGTGAAGTCGCCGCGGGTCGACCCCCGGCGGGTGACAACGCGGAGGGTGTCGACATCGTCGCTGTCGTCCCAGATGCTGTTCGCCATCGACACCGCTGGGGCGTTGTCCGGGTCGTAGAGCAGGGTGCAGCTGATCTGCGATTCGCGCATCCCCTTGGTGCTGGTGCTGGCGACCTGGCCCACTCCGGTGGTGGGCAGGATGTCGCGGGAGACGGAGACACTGACGTCCGTGATCTTGCCCACCAGCGAGCCGTTCCAATACACGTCGCTCTGGGTTGTATTCCGGACGCCCATCCCTGATTCAGCTCATGGCCACATCAGGAGACTAGGCAGGGGCAGCGGCCCAGGCTCTAGGGGCTGTTCTGCAGCCGGGCCTGCAGCTGCACCGGCAGGGTGCAGCGGTGGCGGTAGGTGTGAGAAGTCCGCGGGGTGGGGGCGCCTTGTCCGAGGGGCCAGAACCAGCGCAGGCCGGCGCCGGTGGTGACCGACTCGATGAAGGCCTTGTGACCTAACGACACCCCGGCGAAAAGGATGTCGGGCAGCGTCAGGGGCAGCACGCCGGAGTAGCTCTGGCGGAAGGTGGTCAGAATCTCGGTGGCTCGATCGGTGTTGATGTTGCGGAACTCCAGCTCGAGCGCTCCACCAACGGCGACGGTGCCCCACAACCGATGGTCTTCGATGCCGGCTTCCGACACCGCGCTGGTGACCGGATGGCGGGGCATGACGAACGCGAAGTTGGTCGGCTCGATGGCCGGGAAGAGGATCGGCATCAGTCCCCGAACTGTCGACGCCGCCAAGGTTTGGGCAGCTCAGAAAACTGAGCGGTCACAATGCTCTTGAGCCTGGCCACGACAGTGCCTTTCCAGCGGATCTCCCCTATCACAGGCTCAGGGACAGGGAGAGCGTTGATCCGTTGCATGCCGTTGAAAGTGAGAATCGAGCGCACCTGAAAACTCCGGGGTTTGCAATCAACAGATTCCACCAGACCTTCTTCGTAAGCGACAAGGATGTGTGATCCAAGTCCGATAGGCCGGAGGCCTTCAACGACTGGGGTTGTAAACCAGATTCCCTCACCTTTGTCGCGGTCGTTTTGGAAGCTGCCGTCCTGAATGTTTCCAGCTGTGAAAAGGTGGGACGGGGGAGGAAGTGACATCAAATTGCAAGGGTTGGGGAGCATCGCCATCAGCCGCGGATCACCCAGGCGGTGGGCTCATCCCAGTCTAGGGAAAGCAGCAAGCGGCCATCCTCATCGGTGGGCATCAGCACCGCCTCGATCCGTTGGCGGCCGTCATCGGTGGGGTTGACGCGCATCACCCGATAGGTGCGCACCTGGGGGGGGGCGGTGCGGGTCCACTGGGAGCCCAGCAGGTTGCCCCTGGTGCCGCCTTCTGTCACCACCAGCGACTGGATCGTGGGGCCCGGCGGGGTGGTGCCATCCCAGGCCAGCACCTCATAGCTGCCGTCGCTCAGCGGCTCAGAGGCCACCAGGGTGCCATCGGGCATCACGGCGCCGTTGCTGTAGAGGTCTTCGAGCGTTTCGTCGTAGGCCACGGCGATGTGATCCTCCGGCGCGACGGGCCGCAGCATGCCGGCATAGGTGGTCTCGAAGCTGATCGGATCGCCCACCAGCCGTCTCCAGCGGATCAAATACTTGGCCGCATCAATCAAATGCCAGCGGTTGGTGCAGCTGGCCTTCATGTCCAGCTGTTCCACCGGATCGCTGTCGCTGCCCGAGGCCTCACGAATCGTGATCTCCCGCACGGTCGAGAACACACCGGGAGAGAGCAGGTCGTTGTTGCTGCGTTCTTCTCGGTACAGCCCGCTGACCTGGATCGGTCGGCGCTGGTCGTCGTCGCTGGTGGTGCTCTGGAAGGTTCCCGCCTTGATGTTTGCAGCGGTGAACAGGTCCACGATCGGCACCGGATTGAAGCTCAGCGCCGGCTTGAAATAGAACTGTCCATTGAGCTCATAGAAGGCCAGCAGATGCAGCCCCGCCTGATCGGCCGCCCACTGCCGCAGGTTTTCCGGCTGAGGCAGGGTGCCATCGAAGAAGTAGCGACGGTCGAAACA